GAATCAACCGCGACCAATCAGCCGGAATCCGACGAATTGCCGGATGAAGTCGCACAAGCCGACGAAAATCAGACCATTTCCGAAGAATCTCCAGAGGATGAGCAGCCGCAAGACGGCCAAGCCAATCCATCGGATGAGGAAGAGGAAGAGGTCGATGTAGACGGCAAAAAGTACCGCGTGCCAAAGGCGCTAAAAGGCGCTTTGATGATGCAAGCGGACTATACGCGCAAGACGCAGGAGCTTGCGGAGCTACGTCGAGCGGCAGAGGCCGAGAAAACGCGGTTCCAGCAGGCGAATGCGGAACAAGTGCAGGCGCTGGCAACGGTGACGGCATTGGATCAGCAATTGCAGCAGTTCGATCAGATCAACTGGCAGCAACTGTCCGATACCGACCCAGTGCAAGCGCAAAAGCTGTGGATGCAATACGCACAGCTTAAAGACGCGCGGCAGCAGGTTGCAACGCGAGTGCAACAGATGGAGCAGCAGCGAGCTTTCGAGACGCAGCAAGAAATTGTCAAGCGGCTCGAAGAAGGCCATGCGGTTCTGAAGCGCGAAATCCCCAATTGGGGGCCGGACGTAGCGAAGCAGATCAATGAGTTTGCGGCCAAGGAATACGGATTTCAGCCGCAGGAACTAGCGCAGATCGTAGACCCGCGCATTGTCAAGGTCTTGCATAACGCGATGGTCGGCGCACAGTTGCTTAAAAAGCAACAGGGAAGCGCCCAATCCAATCAGGCGGCGAAGCCGGTCACAAAGGTCGGGGGCACAAATGCACCTGCCCGCCGTGATATGAACTCGATGCCAATCAATGATTGGATGAAGGCGCGTAGCGAACAACTTCGGAAATCGAAAGGACGGTAATCAATCATGGCTAATACAATTCTCACCCCGCAGATGATCACGCGCGAAGCTTTGCGCGTGCTTCATCAAAAACTTAACTTCGTTGGGAACATCAATCGTCAATATGACGACTCTTTCGCCAAAACTGGCGCGAAGATCGGCGATACGATGAAAATCCGCCTGCCGAACCAATACACGGTTCGCACAGGCAAGACGCTCTCGGCACAAGACACGACGGAAAACCAAGTGCCGCTGACTGTCGGGACGCAAAAAGGCGTTGATGTCAACTTCAGTTCTGCCGAATTGACGTTGAACCTTGACGACTTCAGCCAGCGTATTCTTGAGCCTGCAATGGCCGTCCTGGCGGCCAACATCGAGTCTGATGCTATGTCGATGTTCCTTGACGTGTACAACAACGTCAACAATATCGGCTCCGCAATTGCGCTGCGTCAGATTCTGACGGGGCGCAAGGTGCTCAACGACAACCTGGCCCCGATGGACAACAACCGCGCGGCCTTGCTGAACACGCAGGACAACGTTGACCTTGTTGACACCCTAAAAGGGCTGTTCCAAGACGGCAACGAGGTCGCCAAGCAATACCGCGAGGGCAAAATGGGCCGGTCGGCAGGGTTTGACTTCTATGAAAATACCCTGATCCCGACTCAAACGACTGGCACGTCTGCGGCTTCTACTGGCTACACCGTGAACGGTGCAGTTACGGCAAACGGCTCTACGACCGTAACGCTTGCTAGCGGCACCACTACGTTCAAGAAGGGCGACATCATCACCTTCGCGGGCTGCAACCGGGTACACCCTGAGACGAAGGCAGATACAGGCGTGCTGCAGCAGTTCGTTGTGACGGCGGACTACGCCGGTGGCGCTGGTACGATCTCGATCTCCCCGGCTGTTTACACGTCGGGCGGCATGCAAAACGTCACGGCATCGGGCATCCCGAACAGCGCGGCGGTGAGCAAGATCGGCGGCGCAAGCGCGGTCTACAAGCCTTCGGTTGTGTTCCACCAAGACGCGTTCGCGTTCGCCACTGCCGACCTGATTATGCCGAAGGGAGTTGACTTCGCGGCTCGTGAGGTCTACGACGGCATCAGCATGCGGATCGTCCGCGCATACGACATCAACAACGACAACTTGCCGTGTCGTATTGATGTGCTGTATGGATACAAGACGATCCGGCCGCAGCTTGCATGCCGAATCTTGTCTAACTGATGAGATGATGCCCGGCCATAATGTGGGCCGGGCTTTCCCGCTATGGTGCAAATTCAAGAGTACCCAAAAGTGCTGTTCAGGCAAAAGACTTGGGATGACTACTCGGATTTCGTAATCATTTACGACACCGAGGAAGAAAAAACATATGTCGGCAGCGGCTACATTTCGCTCAACGAGCGGAAGATCGGCGATAATGACGGCGCGAAAAAACGGGCAACCAGAGGCAGCCGCAAATGATCTCGACGTACTCAGAACTGAAAGATGCGATTGCTGACTGGGTGCATAGACCTGATTTAGGCGCGCGCATCCCTGACTTCATCGCGCTCACTGAATCGCGGCTAAGCCAGGACATTAGTGACATTGCGTTGCTGCGGTCTGAGGCGCAGATTGTCACAGTGGCCGGCCAGCGGACATATGACGCGCCTTCAGGAATGATAAGCATCGAGTACGCTCGCCGCAAAGAGCCGGCATCTACTCCGATGCAAATCGTCCCGGCTCGCGTGCTCGCTCAGAAATACGCTTTCGAGCAATACACAAGCCTACCTAATTTCATCGCCTTCGATGGCGCATATCTGGTGCTGCACCCGACGCCGAACGGTGCGTACACCGTCGACTATTTCTATCAGAACACCATTGATCCGCTATCGGATACAAACCCGACGAACGTGATTCTAAAACGTTTCCCTGCGCTGTATTTGTGGGGGGCTTGCCATGAGGCGGCTATGTTCAGCCGGGATGTTACGCTTGCGCCGATGGCCGAACAAAAGTACCAAGCCGCGCTCATAAATGCCCGCAGCGTCGATTATGTGGGAAGCGCAACTCTCCGAACCGATCTCGGCCTGCGAAGCGGATCATTCAACTTCTACAGCGGGGACTGAGTATGCCGCTCGAAACTGCAACCTACGTCGCTAATCTTGACGCGACAAACCCAACATCCACAGACCCCAAGAGCCAGGGCGATGATCATCTGCGGATGATTAAGGCTGTGATGCAAAACAGCTTCGCCGGCTTCCCGGGCATGGTAGTCGTTACCGGCAGCGAAGCGCAGGGCGCAACGTCCAACGATTACATCGTCACCGTAAGCCCGGCACCGGCAGCCTACACGGCATCCATGCTGGTGCTGTTCAAGGCGGGGCACGCTAATACAGGCGCAGCAACACTGACGATCAACAGCCTCACGGCTAAGTCGTTGCTTGCGGTCGATGCAACTACGCTAAAGTCTGGCGACATCGAAAGCGGCGGAATCGTCGCTGCATACTACGACGGCACAAGCTTCTACCTTGTCAGCGGCAACGACCGTGCTAACCGCAATGGAGACATCTACAGCGGGACGCATAATTTCACAGCCGCAACGGTCAATGTCGCAACGCAATCCCAAGGCGACAACTCGGCGAAGCCAGCGAGTACAGCCTATGTTGACACGAGCACGGCAGCGGAGGCCGCAATCAGGGCATCCGTGGACGCGACGAAGGCACCGATTGACTCTCCGGCATTCACGGGCACGCCAATTGCCCCTACCCCGTCGCTTGGTGACAATAGCACGAAGATCGCAACGACAGCATTCGTAGTTCAACAAGCGTTCCAAGCTGCTTTGCCAGCGCAGCCCAATAACGGCACGCAGTACGTTCTTACATCGCAAAACGGAGTAGCTTCCTGGGGCTTTGGCACGCCGGGATTCCTGCTCATGTCCCAAGGAGTGATCTGATATGGCATCCAATCCGCAATACGTCGGCACGCCGAAATCGCCGTCCGTTACCATCTCAACTGCCAACGCAAACCGTGACGGCACTGGCACGCTGGTCACGCTCATGACTGCAGGGGCGGGTGGCTCGCGCGTTGACCGGGTGAACATCACTGCAACGGGTACCACAACGGCGGGCATGATTCGGTTCTTTGTAAATTCGTCACTGATTCGAGAAATTCCAGTGCTTCCATTGACTCCTTCGTCGGCAGTTCCTGCATGGTCTGCCGACGTGGTTTTCGATAACGGGCTTGTGCTTGGTTCTGGTACGACACTGAGCGTAGCTACAAATAACGCAGAAACATTCCGCGTTACCGTCATCAATGGAGGTGACTTCTAATGAACAAAGGCAACTACGGATATCCGCTCCCTCCGAACGTACCTACGCGCGTTGCGCCTCCGTATTGGAAGAACGTCAAAGCCTACCTAATACCGGGCACCTACAACGATTTCGTCGTTCCGCAGAATGTCTATCAAGTTCTTGCGGTTGTTGTCGGAGCCGGAGGCTCTGGTGCCCTTGCTGCAACGAACGCAACAGGAACCGGAGGGGGGGGCGGCGGCTTTGCAATGGGCATCATTGACGTGGTGCCAGGGCAGACGCTCCCCACGATCACGGTAGGAGCCGGTGGTGCAGCGGTGACTGTCGCATCAAACGGGGTTGCGGGGGGAACATCATCCATTGGGAACTTGCTGACCGCGACGGGCGGTGGCGCTGGACTTACCCAAGCAAGCAACACATCTGCTACGGTAGCTGGCGGCACTGGTGGAACCGGTTCTGCTGCGCCGAGTCTGCGCGGCGCTTTTACAGCATCAGGCGGGGCTGGCGGCGGGAAAACAGTAGCAAACACGTCGAACGGCGGCGGATTCGGCGGCGGCGGCGCCGGTTCTATCCTTGGCGCAGGCGGGCAAGGCGGGACGATGGACGGGAATGCCGCACATAGCGGTTTTGGGACTGGCGGCGGAGGGTTTGTCGGAAAAGGCGGAAGCATCCCAAGCACAGCGACAGGAGCACTGTCAAATTCCGGTACCGGAGGCGGCGGGCTATACAAAGGCGGCGACCGGGATGGCGGTAGCAGCGGTGGCACTGGCACCGTAGGTACTGGCGGCGGTGGCAGTTCAGGCGCAGGCGTAATTGGAAACGCCACTTCAACAACAGCCCAAGGAACAAACGGAGGGGCAGGGGCGCTTAATGCTGGTGGGGCGGGGAATAGCTCCGGTGCTGGCGGTAATGGGCAGAGCACGAATGCAGCGTCATCAGACTTTAATTACTTGGCTGCATTTGTAACGCCAGGTATTTTCAATGGCTCAGGCGGCGGCGGCGGAACATCAGGCGGCGGTGTTGGTGGTATTGGTGGTGGCGGCGGAGGAAGCGCGGGCAATATCGGCGGTGGTGCTGGTGGCGTTGGTGGTGGCGGAGGAGGCGCTGTTGCTGGTAGCAATGGTGGTAATGGTGGCGCTGGCGGTATTGGCGGTGGCGGAGGTGGGCATAACGGCACTTTAGGTGCTGGAGGTGTCGGTGGTATTGGTGGTGGCGGCGGAGGAAGCGCGGGCAATATCAGCAGCGGGGCCGGAGGAAACGGCATGGTTCTTCTCGCATGGACGGAGGGCTATTGAGCATGAAAAAAGCATGGATCGAAAACGGCGTCATTCGTGATATTTGCCCAGGCGACCCGAACGAGCTATACCGGCCAGAGATTGCAGAGCTTTACAACACCGACGTTCCAGACGAATCGGAAAATGGTGACGGCTGGATAGATGGCGCATTGGTGAAGCGGCCAGCGCCTGAACCGTCGACAGAACCTATCAGCCAGCCCGTTCAGCGCCCGAGCGTCTCTCCGGTCGAGTTCAAGTTGTTGTTCACGCCGCAAGAGCGGGTGGCGATCAAGGCAGCGCGAGCAGGTGATCCGGTAATCGACGATTTCATGGAGATTGTTGGCGACCCACGATTGACCTACGTGGATTTGAACCTGCAATCGACGCAGGATGCGCTTGGATATTTGGTGGCGAAAGGAATCCTAACTGAAGATCGCAAGGCGCAGATTCTTGAAGGGAAGATGCAGTAATGCCACTGGTTCGCGTGCCAGCCGTTGGTGCTGTTGGCGTCATCAAAGACCTAAGCCAGCACGAGCTTCCAAACAATGCATGGACGGATGCGAAAAACATCCGCTTCCTAGACGGCTACGCTTATCAGTTCTACGGGCACGGTGAGGTCTATAACTCTCCGTCGTTCGCGCCGCAGTATGTGATGCCTTGTAACGTCGGCGGCGGTCGGTACTGGGTCTATGCCACGGCATCCAACGTGTTTTGTGTGACCATCACGGGTGGCGTGGCTGTTCATACAGATATCACGCCATTGGTAGCGCGGAACGGCGTCCCGAACAAATGGACTGGAACGCTTTTGTCTGGCGTCCCGATCCTGAACAGCGGAGACACCAGCACCGGCCCGATGTATTGGAGCCTGAATACGTCGAACAAGTTTTCAGAGCTACCAAACTGGCCGGCAAACACCTACTGCAAGGCGCTCCGGTCATTCAAGAATTTCCTGGTGGCGCTGAACGTCACGAAGTCAGGCCAGAATTACCCGTTCATGGTCAAATGGTCGCACCCCGCTGACCCTGGGGCATTGCCGGTCACATGGGATCAGACGGATGCGACAAAGGACGCTGGCGAGGCCGATCTAGCAGAGGGCTACGACCCAATCGTTGACGGATTGCAGCTTCGTAATTCGTTCATGATCTATAAGCAGAACTCCTGCTGGCGCATGGACTACATCGGTGGCCCATATGTGTTCCAGTTCTCAAAAGTGCTAGGCACAAGCGGGGCATTGAATCCTAACTGCGTGGTGGAGGTTGACGGCTTCCATGTTGTGCTGACAGGATCAGACGTGATCGTCCATGATGGACAGAGCGCGCAATCGGTGCTTGACAAGCAAACGCGCCGGCATATGTTCCAGAATATCGACGTTGATAATCCTGACAAGTGCTTTGTATTCAAGAACCCGTTTTTCAACGAGGTTTTTGTCTGCTATCCGGCAATCGGATCATCGTCGTGCAACATGGCGATGGTATGGAACTACAAAGACCGGACGGTGAGCTTCCGCGAGATTCCGAACCTAAATCATGCGGCCCCTGGGCCAGTGGACAACGGCCTAATCGGCAACTGGGCGCAGGATTCAGCGCCGTGGGATTCTGATTTGACGCTGTGGAACGGCCCTGACTATGTTCCGAGCGCGGCGCGTTCGATCATGGCGAGCGCCAATACAAAGCTCTACATGATGGACTCGTCAGCGAGCTTTGACGGGTCGATTCCGCAGGCATACATTGAGCGGCGCGGACTGTCCTTCGGCGCACCTGAAGCCATCAAACTAGTGCGAGGTATTCGACCGCGCATCGTCGGAAATGCCGGGGAAACTGTAAAAATCCGCGTCGGCTGGTCTAACCATGACCCATATGCAGAGCCTACGTGGGGCCGGGTTATGGATCACGTAATCGGAGCCACGATTTCAGATGACTGCCTTGTCTCAGGTCGCTACATTGCGATACGTTTTGAGACTGGAACGGCTTACCAATGGCGGCTCGACAGCTATGACCTAGATGTCGAAAACGGGGGCATGTGGTGAGGACTCCGAGCGCATCTAGCGTCTTTTACGCACCGGCCAACGTACCAGATGACGCGGATCAGTTCCGGCGGTACGTCGAGGAAGAACTACGCAAGGTTGCTGCGGCGATCTGGTTGCTCGCATCGGGTCATCTAGACAAAACGACAGCCGCGCCAGCGAAGCCAAGGGAAGGCGATATTCGGCTTGCTGACGGCGTTGGGTGGAACCCTGGTAGCGGCACTGGCATCTATGCCTATTACAATGGAGCATGGCATATTCTCGGATGAGCCACGAAATGCAAATAACGGTGCGCGGTATTCTCTCAAGTGAAGCCAACGATTGGTGGCCGAGGGTATCGCACTGGGTGGCAGATGCGCTGGCACATGGCGGCGAGTGCTATTCGCTCGATGATATTTTGAGCGCCATCAAGCAGCGCGACATGCAGCTTTGGGTGGTGCATGAAAACGATGAGCTAAAAGCCGTTTGCGTGACCGAGATAAGGAAATGGCCGCAAGCAAAAATCTTGACGGCGATCATCGTTGCAGGCCATGATATGCCGCATTGGGTTTATGCTCTCGATGACACGTTGACGCGCTATGCTATAGCGCATGGATGCAAGGCAATCGAAGCACATGGGCGCAAGGGATGGAAGCCAACCCTAAGCGGCCTTGGATGGCGTGATGTCGTTGTGACTTACGCAAAGGAGATCAATCATGTCTAAAGGTGATAGCCCTACCACGACCACGCAAAAGTCTGAACCCTGGGAGGGCGTGCAGCCATATTTGCTTGGGTCGCAAACCACGCGCTTGAAGCAAGGCGTTGCGCCAATTTACAAGACTGAGCAAGTCTGGAACCCGACCGGAGGTGGCAGCAAGTTTTGGGACGGTGGGGAAGGCTCCGGCGCATGGGAAACTAAAAACGTCCTGAGTAACCCGTCGTCTGATTATGAAACCGTAGGTGCGCCAGGAATTTTCTCCGAAGCGCAGCGCCTATACCAGAGCGGCGGCTGGAGGCCTGAACAGCAGGCCATCGTTGACGAGCAAAACAAAAACCTTGCAGGCCGGGCGGATCAGTCTGGCCGTGCTTATGGCGTTGGCAATGCGGCTATCAGCGGTCAGTTCGATCCAAGTCTTTCCAAAGTTGGGGACATCCCAGGAGCCGACAAAATTGTCGCGCAGATGGTAGACCCAACCCAGGCATTTGCTTCGCTTGGCGCAGCGAATCCTACTGGCGCGATCCAGCAAATGCTGACCGGCAGAGCGGATACTTCGACCTTGGCCCCAGTTGTTCAATCAGCATTTCGCCGGTTGGGTGAGGGATTTAATGAACAAGTCCTCCCAGGTATTCGCGGCAATGCTATTGCTTCGGGGCAATATGGTGGATCACGCCAAGGGATTGCAGAAGGCTTGGCAAGTCGTGGCCTGCTTTATTCGATGGGCGATGTTGCGAACAATATGTACAACCAAGCCTATCAACAAGCGCAGCAAAATATGTATGGCACGGCCAACAACATGGCCGGCCTTGGAGTTAATAACGCGCAATCTAATGCTAGTCGTGATTTGTCGGCGCAAACCAGCAATTCAGCTAACCAACTAGCGGCGCAGACATTTAACGCGAACTTGGCGCTTCAGCAGAACCAGCAAGCGATGCAACTGGCTCAGCAGAAACTCGCCAACCGGACTACTGGCCTAAATACGCTTGGCATCGGAAACGCGCTACAGGATCAGAATTACCAGCAACGTTTAGGGTTGCTTGATGCTGCCGATCAACACAACTGGAACAACCTAAACAACTACTCGTCTATCGTGCAAAACGGCGCGAGACTGGGTGGCACTGCAACAGCATCGCAGCCGTATTTCACAAACCCATTAGGCAATGCCGTTGGTCTAGGACTTGGTGGATTGGGACTTTATAACGGATTGGTTAAGGCCGGCCTTTTAGGTGGAACGGGTGCAGCAGGTGCCGCTGCAACGAGCGCCGCACTACCTTTAGGTGCAACTGACCTGATAGATGCAATGGCATTTCTTGCTTGAGGTGACACTATGGGAATTCTCGACTCTTTCAATGACCCGAGCACGATTGGCCTTCTTTCGGCGGCTTCAGGCTTGCTGTCTGCGTCCGGCCCGTCTCGGGTGCCTGTATCCCTTGGGCAGGCTTTAGGCGCTGGCATTATGTCTGGGCTTCAGGGCTATCAGTCCTGGCAGCAAATGGCGCTGGAAAAGCAGAAAGGCGATTTGCTCAAGGCTCAGACAGATCAGGCCATCTTGCAGGCAAAACGGCAGCAAGCACTACAAGATTTGGTCGCAGGCATGCTTGGCGTCGGCGTGCCGACCGGCCAATCAGCGCAAGGCTCGCCGCAGGCTAGCGGCCAACAACCCGCTCAAGCGCAAGGCACCGGCTTGCGCATCGGTATGCCGCCTGGGTTGCAAGTTCCAAGTGTCGACGGCGGCATTGGGCTGCGTGCGCCAAGCACCGATATTTTCTCGGCTCAACCGAAGCCAGGTGGCGGCAGCCCGGCTGCGCAGCAGCAAACGGCGGCAACCAATGGCACCCAGCCGTTTGGTCAACCAGCACCAAGCGGAATGCAGCCCAAGCCGGGCGCTTTCCCGTTTTCGCTGAACCAAATCGCCGCGTTGAGCGTTTTGGGCGCTCCTGGTGCAAAAGAGCTATTCGACATGGCGAAGTATTCAATCGAGGGCGTCAAACGCGAGCCTGGCACGCACTATTTCAACCCATACACGGGAGAATATACATACGCACCCAAGGTTCAAGAGGGCGCGACACTTACAAATGACGGTCATATTGTCCCGATTCCAGGGTCGATTGAATTCAACGCAGCATATAAGGGCGCCGAGACGCAGGCGACGGAGGGCGCAAAGGCGCGTCTTGATCTAGTGCAGGTGCCGATGGCGGACGGCAGCACGCGCATGATGCCACGCGATCAAGCCGCATCCATCCTAGGCGGTCAAGCTATGCAGCCACGAGGCTCTGCCCCATTCTCGCCGAACCAGCCGGCCCTTGGTGTATCACAAAGCCCTGGCGATAAGACCTATCAAGACGAGGCGGCCAAGGCTGCGGCAGAGCAATACAAGAAGATTCAGGAGTCTGGATTTACAGCGCCGAATAAGATTGCCAAGTATCAACAACTAGGCGCACTGCTGGATGGATTAAACGGCAATAAGCTAACACCGCTGGGAATGGAGATTTCCAGATTCGCCAAAGTGCTCAAATTGAATATCGATCCAAGCCTACCTAACAAGGAAGCAGCGCAGGCACTTACAAACGAACTTGCATTATCGCTACGTAGCTCACCAGATACTTTGTTCCCTGGTTCAATGTCTGACGCAGACCGCGAGTTCATGGTTCATTCTGTCCCAAACATTATGCAATCGGAGCAAGGCAATCGACAATTGGTCGATATGCAGGTAAAACTACTCCAGCGCCAAGCGGACACGGCTGCGATGGCGCGTAAATGGGCGCAGCGATACGGGCGACTTGATGCCGTGAACCCTGCAACCGGCAAGAGCTTCTTCGACAACCTGCAAGAATGGTCTGCGCGCAACCCGCTGTTTGTGCAACCGGAGCAGTGACGCATCATGAACCTATTTGAGTTTGCCGCGCAGGAAGCGCAACGCAACGGCGTAGACCCTAACCTCGTCCTGCGCGTTATGCAGACGGAATCGGGCGGGAACCCGTATGCGGTTTCATCGAAAGGTGCAATCGGCCCCATGCAGCTCATGCCGACGACGGCAAAAGACCTTGGTGTTAACCCAAACGATCCGTTCGACAACATTCGCGGCGGTGTTCGGTATCTAGCGCAGCAACTCAAGAGTTTTGGGACGCCAGAGCTTGCGCTTGCCGCCTATAACGCTGGCCCTGGAGCAGTGCGCAAGTATGGTGGTGTGCCGCCATACCCGGAGACGCAGCGGTATGTCGGGAAAATCACCCAGGGCAACCCTGACACGCAGCAGTATGCAGGGAAGCCCGCTCCGGATGATTCGGACATCTTCGGCACTCCGAGCGGATCGGCGGCACAGGGGGGAAGCGGACGGCAGGTAAACGACGACTCCGACATCTTCGCGGACGTTGCTAGCAAAGCTCCTACTGCTAATGCTACGCAGAAACCAGTTCAGCATCAGCAAGCAGCGCAGCCGTTGACACTGACGGATCGCGTTCTCAAAGGCATGCGTGACCCCATTGATGCCGGGGCGCAGCTTCTAACGAATGTGCTTCCTGATAATATCGTTCAGGCCGGGAACCAACTCAACAACTGGCTTGCCGACAAAACTGGCCTTGTAGGGAAACTGCCGGCTGGTGGGGTCGACCAACAAGTACGAGATTCGGAACAGCAGTACCAAGCCGCTCGCAAAGCAGCCGGTAGCAACGGTATCGATTGGGCTCGCATGGCTGGCAATATCCTCAGCCCCGCAAACATTGCCGCTGCTTCCAAGATCCCGCAGGCGGCAACATTGGCCGGTAAAATCGGCGTTGGAGCGCTGTCTGGAGCAGGATTCGGCGCACTGACGCCGGTTAGTTCGGGAGATTTCGGAGACGAAAAGCTCAAGCAAGTCATCAGCGGAGCAGTTGTCGGTGGGGCAGTTCCAGCAATCGGCGCTGGACTTTCTTCGATTATTAGCCCAGAGGCATCACGAAACCCAAATCTAGCGGCTTTGCGAGCGGAAGGCGTTGAGCCTACGATCGGTCAATCGCTTGGCGGCACGGCTAACAGAATCGAGGAAAAGCTACAGAGCGTACCAATTTTCGGAGACGCGGTCACAGCGGCTCGCCGACGCTCTGTAGAGCAGTTCAACAATGCCGCGATTAACAGAGCGGCATCGCAGGTCGGAGCGCAAGTAGATGACATTGGTCAGGCCGGAGTCAAGCAGGCCGGAGACGCAATCAGCCAATACTACGACCAAGCGCTGAGCCAAGTTAAAGGTGTCCCGCTCAACGAGCCTAACTTCCTGAACGATTTGACTCAACTGTCGAGCATGTCCAAGAGTATGACTCCGGACATGGCGAACAAGTTCGAGAAAACGCTGGATGATGTGTTGCTTTCGCGCATGTCGCCGCAAGGCGTCCTGACTGGGCAGACCTATAAGACCATCGATAGCGATTTGGGCACGCTTGCCGCTCGCTATGGGCGGTCTAGCCAAGCCAGCGAACAAGAACTTGGCGACGCGCTGTCACAACTGAAAAACCTGCTCAACCAGCAGATGCGGCGCACAAACCCTGAAGCGGCGTCTATGCTGCAACAAGCTGATGCAGGATGGGCAAATCTCGTGCGCGTTGAGGCGGCGGCGAAAGCAGCGAAGAACAGCGAGGGGATTTTCACGCCTGCGCAACTGAACATGGGTGTGCAGTCAGCCGACAACAGCGTGCGCAACCGTGCGGTGGCTCGCGGCACGGCGTTGCTGCAAGACCTTGCCAATGCTGGTCAGCAGGTGCTTGGGAATAAGTACCCGGACTCTGGAACAGCTGGCCGGCTGTTGCTTGGTGGCGCTGGTCTAGGCGCAGGGTTTTACAACCCGATGATCCCTGTAAGTTTGATCGGCGCATCGGCGCTATACACGCCAGCCGCGCAGCGCGCGCTGAACTTGCTGGCGACACAGCGACCAGAATTCGCCGGCCTTCTTGCCAATGGAATACAGAAAAGTGTGCCCTTCTTGCTCCCTGCGGCGGGCCAGACAGCGGCGGGCCTTCTCAATCAGCCATGACCAGAAGATAATGCCAACTGACCCGGATGCAATTCTTGCAAGTTCATCTGTTGTCATGGCCTCAAGTTTATACCACCTTGATGGCGTTGTGCCGCGCGAGCATTTCTAGAAGCAAATCGGAGTAGCTATCTTGGACTTCCGTAAACGGTTATTGAACCTCTTGATCGCTGCCGATCAGTTTCTATGGGTACTCACTACTCTTGGCAACGGTGAGCCAGATGAGACAATCAGCGCCGCAGCATGGAGGATGGAGCACGACGGGAAAATCGCTGGCCGGATTCTCAGGCCATTGATTGACACCCTATTCCGCCCGTTCGAGAAAGAACACTGCTGGCTTAGTTACCAATCCGAGCTATCAGGTGCGCAGCTACCATCATCCTATAGGGCTAATAAATGACCGACGATCAGATCACGGCGCTCTCAAGAGACATCAAGCACATTCGCGAAAACCAGGACACCATGCGCGCGGCTATCGAGCGCATGAGCGAGGCCGTGACCCGGCTTGCCATCGTAGAGGAGCGCCAAGCCGCCGCATCGCAAGCCATCGAGCGTGTCATGTCAATCGTCGAAAAGATTGATGAGCGCGTGCGATCCCTAGAAGTCGCCGAGCCTATGCAGGCCAAGACAAGCGAGTGGGTTCAGTCTGCTCTGTGGGCGGCTGGCAGCGTTGCAGCTATGTTCATCGCGCACCGTGTAGGTCTATTCTGATGGAACGAATCTCGACGACGAAATGGAAGGCCATCGGCGCTACGGCTGCCGTGGTTGCCTCCATTGCTTCGTTCGAGGGATACCGCGACCAATCCTATGACGACGGCGTGGGCGTGCAGACCCTCGGGTTCGGTACAACTCAAACCGATTCCGGCAAGGTCAAGCCCGGAGACAAAACCGATCCCGTGCGCGCCGTGATTGCCTTGCAGCGCGGCGCGGATCAGCGGGCCAGACAGCTTGCCGAGTGCATCGGAGACGTTCCGCTCTCTAAGGGCGAATGGGACGCATACGTGTCGTGGTCATACAATGTCGGCACGGGAGCGGCCTGCAATTCAACGCTGGTGAAGAAGCTCAAGCAACACCCGCCGGACTATACCGGAGCCTGCCGCGAACTGCTCAAATGGACGCGGGCCGGTGGGCATGAACTGCCCGGGCTTGTGAAGCGTAGGCAGGCCGAGTATCAGATGTGCATCGGAGGCTTGGGATGAGCCGAGGGCTATTCAACTTCCGCGCTGTCGCAACACTCTCACTAGGGGCGGTCTACGTCGGTGCGCTCCTGTGGGCGATGCTGCATGACCGGCTAGATGTGCAGAGCTTCATCAGCGGCCTTGGCCCTAGCTTCGGCATGGCGTTGGGGTATTGGTTTCGTAGCTCGGAGCAGGCATGAACCCGATCAGCATCATCTTTGCAGCATTTCTGTTCGCGCTCGGCTTTGCGTCTGGCTACGGCATCGAGCGCCGCGCCCGCATCTCCGAAGTTGCCTCAATCAAGACCGAAATTTCCAAGCGCGAATCTGCCGCCTCCGAAGAATCACGCCGACGCATCGAGGCCGCTCAGAAGGCCGCAGACACAGCCATCGCCGCACGAGATGCACGGCTGGAAGAACTCGATGCCGTCAACCGGAGACTTCGCCATGACCTTCAGACCGCTACCACTGGCCGCCCTTGCCTGTCTGCTGATGCTCGGAGCGTGCTCCAGCAATCCCCAGCTTTCCGCCTCAAGCTGCCCACGGCCGCCGGCGGCCCTGCTTCAGCCGCTCCCGCCGTTGCCGCCGATCCCGGCGACAGCACGGACGCAGATGTCGCAGCGTGGGTCATCGACGCGGCCGACCTATACGAACAATGCAGCGCAAGGATTGACGCAATCCGGCAGTGGGACGAAGTGACCAGCGGCGCGCGGTAGACCGCAGGGTTAACCCGCCGGCGATGCTATCTCCGGCCCGATGCCCTCCATTTGAGGGCGTTTCTCACCCGTTTATTGGCCGGCTTTTTGGCGTAAACGTGATCGCGTCCAGATCACAACGCCCGACGACTGGGCGCTCTCGTAGCGCACTTTTGAGGTAGCTGGCAGTAGAACAAGCGTTGCCGTACTCATCGAATCCGACACAATGCGCTCCTGTCTTCGAAACGGCGACCACCAGCCACCATTCAGTGCCGGGGGTTTTCCTGCCGCCCTTAGCCGGGTATATGTTTCCTGGTGCAACATCGCTGTTATCTACTACCTTTGCCAACAAGCCTATGTCAAATCGCATACTTTAGCCCCCTACAATATGGCGCACGTTTACTATGGCAGGACACACGCTGCATGGCCAACGGAGCGTTTATAAGTATCACACGCTTCCAACGTCATAGTAGCCTATCTCGTTGTTAGCACCACGTACCAACCGGCCTTTTGTTCCGGAGCCTCTGACTTCTTGAGATAGCGAATCGCGCCCGACTTGCTCAGTGCTGTCAGCCGCCCATCAACCACGCGCATATCGTCGCGTCCAGTCGCCTTTGCAATGCGAAGCGCCTCGGCAGCAACATCGCGTTTATACATCGGGTTTCTTTCATTCTCGTAGATCGCCTTGATAATCAGCGAATCCAGTTTCTCGTATCGTTTGTTCTGCATGGCGAATTGCTACTCTGGAAGTTTCGACAGCGCGGATTGCACCGCAGCATTCGTGCTATACAATCTACCATCATATCCAGCCCGATATGCATCCGAGAGCGCCATATGTATCTTGTTCACATTCAGGAAACTGGTGAGTCGTAGCGAATAGACTGACATTAGTCTTCCGCAAACATATCATGCGTCTTAGCTGACTCTGCTCCACGCAAGTTGATGACGGCCTGCCGGTAGTAACTGTCCTTAAGCTCAATGCCAACAAAACGTCGTCTCATCTCAATCGAGACAAAACCTTCAGACCCAATACCGGCAAACGGAGACAGCACGATGTCGCCAGTATTAGTCCAAAGGTCGATACCGCGTCTGATTACTTCAAGCTGAAGCGGGCAAATGTGCCGCTCATCATCATGTTCGCGCGCGCTGCGGTATTGCAACGTGTCGGACGGGTCTATGTCCATCCAGATAGGACTTGCTATCTTTTGCCACTTCTCGACGGGGAATTGTTCCGTGTCGTGCGTGACGCGGTACTCGACTTCTCCTGGGCGGCGCATCGTGACAAGGTAATCGGGGATACCCTGTCGGCACATTGTTGCATTCGTGCGTACTGTCTTATGCAGTAGCCCTAGCGCCTTCGTGCGCTGCATAGCTGTCACTGGGTCTTTCCAGATACACACTTCGCTGGCATAGATGAAGCCGTGTTTCTGGAATGCGCGAATCAAATCGCCTCGGAAGTCTTTTATCCCGATGTACCCATCGCGCTCTTTACTGGTCGGCAGTAGCATGCAGTGAAAGCTGACGTTGTGTCCTGGCTTTACAACTCGCAGCAACTCCCGCACAAGAAAATCGAAGTGCTCGAAGAACTCATCGTCATTGCGAACGTTGCCCATATCGCGAGGGCTGTTTGAGTATGTGTATAGGCTAGCGAAAGGAGGCGAGAAGATTGAATAATCAATGCTCGCATCAGGTAGCCCTCGAAGAACTTCTACGCAGTCGCCATTGAAGATACTAAAGTTCTTGCCGTGGAATTGATCTATGCAGTTCATGCTTACCTCATAAATGAAGGAATTTGTACTTTTGTGGAAGCGTTGTATTCGTTGCTTTCCCGTCTCTGACCCAATACATCGGCCTTTACGCTATCAATAACCTCGGCGGCAAGCGCATCAGCCATCGCAATTGCATCTTTCTCTTTGCGCTTCAGGTTTGCGACTACGCTGCCTTCTTGCTCGCTGGCAAAGATATGAACATGGACATCGCGCTTTTGCCCAAAGCGCCAGCATCGGCGAACGGCCTGATAGTAGGATTCCCAAGAGTCGGTTACGCCGACGAATCCAACATTCCGGCAGTGTTGCCAGTTAAGCCCCCATCCAGCGATTGATGGTTTCGTGACAAGCACTCGTATCTTTCCGGCAGCGAATTCGATCAACTTGCGTTCCTTATCTGTCGCAGTGTCCGAGCCGCGTATCTCTACTGCATCAGGAATTGCAGCCCGCAAGGCATCGCCTTCGGCGTTCAGGTCGCACCAGATTACCCACGGCTCATCACTGTCATTCACAATGTCGGCACACGCCCTGACTCGCGCATCAAGACTATCCTTTCGAGCGTTCCTGCGCTCCATTAGGTCGGTCGCCTCCAGCGCGAACAACATACCCGGCGTAACAGTTGAGTTGTCGGCTTTTACCGTGTGCTGGTGAACATGCAGCGGTGGCAGCCTGTACGCGCTCGCGTCAAACCCTAAATCCGCCGGGCTGCGCAACATCGCGCCCCAAGTCGCCACCCATTGCCAGAACGCATGCTTTGCATGCCCCTTAAGTCGCCAAGTCTGTGTCTCTCCGCCATCGTGAACAAAGAACTCCGCCAGCATTTCGGCGCGCGACCTAATACCGAGAAACTCTGCGTGTGTGCCGAGTTCTGTCCAGTCATTTGGTGCCGGGGTCGCAGTAGCGCATAGCCTGTATGGCGTGCGAGCAAACGCATCTAGCAATGATTGGAGCGTCTTGCTGTTGTGGTGCTTGATGATGCTGGATTCATCGAGCACAACAGCGCCGAATCGACCGGTGTCGAATTTGTGCAATCTGTCGTAGTTGGTGATAGTGATGCCAGGCTTGACCTCACTTGCATCATGTGCATGATTCACTGTGATTCCCACTGACTCCGCCTCGGTCGCCGTTTGCTGCGCTACGGCAAGCGGGGCAAGAATCAGCACGTCATGACCTTCCTCCATGTGAACCGCGTTGGCCCACGCTATTTGCATGCGCGTCTTCCCAAGCCCAGTGTCGGCAAAAATGGCGGCCCGCCCACGGCGAAGCGCCCATCGCACAAGCGCTATCTGGTGCGGAAACAGTCCGTCAATGAGCGGCAGGTCTCGCGTGATTCCTACAGGAGGAATCGCTGCTAGCTTTGCATGCACAAACTCGGTATAGCTGTCATCCATGTGATGCTCCGTTTTCGTCGCCGAGTCCATTGTCATGTTTCGATCTTGTGTGCCAATACATCGGCGCCCACTCCATCGCTCTGGCGAACTCGATAGCGGTTTTGCCAAGAATTGCTCTTGCGCGATCTCGCGCGTATTTCTCAGCGCGGCTACCGCCAATTCCGCCAAGCATGAAGCACGCCGCAAGCTCTAATCGCTGTATCTCCGTAGCAGCGTCAATCGCTTGTTGCAACCCGGAGCGCAGTCTTTCCTCAAGATGTGCGGACTTCCATGCGTCCATTTTTTCTGCCATGTACAGGCCGCCTTCGCGCACATTGATGAGCATACCGATGTATCCATCCCAAAACTTCGCGCGGTCAATTACGCTATGCTCAAGTTCTTCCAAGTCCTTGTCCATTTCAAGCCCCTGTGCTACCAAACCCACGAGTGCCGCGCGCCGTCTCTGTCAACTTGTCCGCTTCCTCGAACTCAAGCCGAGGGACTTCGCAGACAAACGATTGCGCGATCCTGTCTCCGGGCTCGATAAGAAGCGGCTCTCTGTCGCCGTCAGGCAAGCGGCGCAGCAGTACCTTTACCTCGCCTCGGAAGTCAGAATCAATGACGCCCTGAAACGCTTCGACTCCGTGAGCGAAGGCAAGCCCGCTTCTCGGGGCGATCCTCATCATGTACCCAGGCGGAATCTCAAACGACAGCCCTGTGCCGACGACGATTCGACTGCCTTGGTATAGATAGTCTCCGCGCATTTCGCCGATGACCGTCGCCGCATACAGGTCGAAGCACGCAGCCCCTTCGGTTGCATAGAACGGCATCCGTGCATCCGGGTGCATCCGTTTCACTTTGATCTTCATTCCAGCTCCTTCCATCAAGAATCGTTTGTCAAAAATCGCCGTTCATGGTCATCATTTGGGCTCGCTACACAATGTCGTGACGCCGTAGGTTTCAACCACATACCGGTTGGGCTTCGCAACCACGCGCACGTCGGCCTTGAGCTTGTTCAGAGCCCTGGTGACTGATCGAGTCCAATGCCCGCCGTCAGGGTCAATTTCGCGCAGATGGTCAATCAGCTCGCGCGCGATCCAATAGCCACCTTCATCTCGCCGCGCCAGCCAGATCGCACGACTGCGCTCGCGGGCATCCATCGCCATGCGCTGCTTCTATCCAGGCAGTTGTCGCTGCCGTTCGATCGCATCGGCAGTGCTCATGGCGCAACTTCCAGCCGATACACCTGCTGCCGCCGCATGCGAACCGCGACCTCGCGCAGCGCAAGCTCCATCTGCCTAGGCGTCGAATTGGCGACAAGCTGATCGTGAATGTCGAGCATCGTTGCCAGTGCCTGAAGCTCAGGCCCGGTGGCGACCATGCGCCCGGTGCGCATGCCGCGCGCTTGGATGTGCATCAGGGCTTCCTGTGCGTCCTGCACAACGGGCACGAGGAAGTCCGCGTCGCTTGAGCCCTTACCGTCGCGCTTGGCTACCTTGTCGATCTGTTCCGCCCGCACGAGGCAGACGTTCGCAATGATTGCCAACGTGTCGAAGTCCCCGGCTTCTTCGCTAGCCGTTCCGGTACGAAGTGCCTCATACGCAAGGTGCCCAGGCAGTTGCAGCTTTGTTTGCTCGGCTTCATCGAAAGCGATAACACCAGAGATTGCTCGCAGCGGCGCAGTGGGCGATGCAGCCCAGCGGCGTTTTTGCGGGCGCTTCTTTGTCCGTCCGGCCATCATTCGCCCCCTTCCTGTTTCATGCTCACCAGCTTTTCAAGGTAGTGCATGGCTTTCTGCAAGTCTTGCAGTTCGTCGCCCTTCCGACCTGCGCGCGC